CCTTGGCGCCGACCTGGAGGTTCTTGGTCATCCGCATGAGCGCGATCAGGCCGGCCTGGAATACCTCGCCCCAAGTCAGATCGACCGTGATCAACCAGCGGCCTCCTTCGGACCCTTGGCGACCACTCGCGGCATCTGGTGCTGTTGCTCGGGGGGCAGCTTCATGCGCGGATGCTCGGTCGGCATAAATGCCTGGCGCTCCTCCAGCAGGACCGAGCGAACCTGCTCGACCATCCGCAGGAGTTCGTTAAGCCACTCTAGGTGCTGCTCGGTATCGCGCTGCTGGATGTAGCGCAGATCATCGCTGCGGGCACGGGCGCCCTCGGCCATGCGCTGCAACCCCACGACGAGATCGTGTACGCGGTCAGCCATGCTGGCTCCTGTGGTTATGGGCTGAGTGATGCACTCGGCAGGCCCCGCCGGCGTTGCCGGCGAGTGCGGCCGAGTTTCTGGGCGAACAGCAAGGGCGAGAATTTGCAGCCTTGGGCGGTCAGCCGCGGCGCCATCTCGTAGTAGGTATCCGGCGGTAGGCCGCGCGTGTGCCAATTGCTGACCACCCGGTAACTGATGCCGAAAATGGCAGCGACCTTGTTGGTGCCGCCCAGCGCGTTGATGGCCTCGGTTGCGGTAGCAATGATCATGCGTCGAGGCATGCCACATCCTGTTGTTGTTTTCAAGCTGTGGTATATGTAGCGCCATTCGTAAGGTTCCCGCAACAATGGCCCGGGGCGGTGGTGACGCACGCCGCCCCGGCATTGTTGCCTGTTGACATGGGTCACAGCTTGTGACATAAGGGGACATCGAAACGGGAGCAGGACAAATGACCGCCACCACCCAAGAAATTCTCGACGCAGCTTACGAAGCCCTCAACGGGTTGTCGATCGGCTGGCAGATGGCCAACGTAACGGACGACACCAAGCGCGCCGAACTGCAGGCCCCGATCAACGCCGGCACCGAGGCCCTCGTCACCCTCATCCGCAAGCTGGAGGGGGTGTCATGACCAAGTATCTTCTCATCTTCCGCCAGCAGTATTCCGAAAACACTCCGGAATATGGCCACGGCGATTTCCCCGACCAGATCGACTATCTCAGCGCAGTCGTTGAGGCTGATACGCTCCGCAAGGCACAGAATGCCGTGAAGAAGATTTATCCGGTCAAGTTTGGCGGCATGTTCTCGCCGATGCTGATCGAAACCACCAGCGAATATGCCCACCTCTACACCGGCCCGGCTGACAAGCGGCTATCTCCCGAACGTCAAGCCCGCCACGAAAAATGCAGGACGGCGCTATGACACCCAAACAACACTTCCGCGCCCAGCACATGTTTTATCTCGGCAGAAGGGTTGAAACGAACGGCAATCCCAACAAGCCGATCGTGAAGGTTTTTGCAAATAGCTGCTTTTTATACCCGCTCCATGTGACCACATCGCTCGATCTCGCAATGCGCTGGATCGAAGCCAACCCGATAAAGAAGGTGTCATGACCCCCAAACAACACTTTCGCGCCCTCCAGATCCGGCTCGAAATCGCCGAGTTCGGGATGGGGATGCCGTTGGATCGCGAGCGCGTGAAGGAACTGCGCGAGCAGGTGGAGCAGGCCCGCCAAGACGCCGCAGAGGCCCTCGTTGAAGCCGAGTTGGCCCGCATCACATCGGATGGAGCGGAGTGATGAGCAAGCACACACCGGGGCCGTGGAAGGCCGTCAATCAGACGACCTCCACCCTTCTGAAGCAGGATAGTCCCCAAGGCCGTTATCTGTTCAGCCTCAAAGAATACCCCGGCATTCCAGAGAGCGAGGCCAACGCCCGCCTGATCGCCGCCGCGCCCGATCTTGCAGAAGCCGTACGCGAACTGCTGGCAACACATCCGGCGGCATACCGCGAGCCGGGCAAGATCGACAACCGCACCGACAACGCGGTCAAGATCGCCCGCGCCGCCATCGCCAAGGCCGAGGGCGCGTCATGACCACCAGATACCGCACCTATGACGACTGGAAACTAGCCTCGCCCGATGACGAGCGCCCGCCCGATGACGAGCCGGATCATTCGACCTCGGCTGAACGTCGCAGCGATCTCATCGACCTAGTATGCAACGTCGGCGGCCTTGACGACCAATGGTTGGTCAACGCCAGCGAAAAGATGCTTCGCGATCTGATCATCGAATGGCAATCGGCCGCGCGCGCCATCTTGGATAGGGGCGACCTATGACCGACTACGATCCCGAGCGCGTCGATATGCGGATCGAAAGCCGGCAGGGCAAATTGGCCGCCAACGCCGAGGCGATCGAACGCTGGCAGCGCAAGCTGTTCAGGGCCGCCAATGAACTGCAGAAGCTGGTCGCGCAGCGCAAGCGGCTGCTCAACCCCAGCAAGGGCAAGCTTGTCTACAAGGGCGAGAACCTCACCGGTATGGGCGGCGGCGCCGTCGACGGCCTCAACGACGAGATCCCGCTGTGAAGAAGAAACAGCGCAAGCCGAAGCACGTCCTCATGCGCGAGCACAGGCTCAGGCCCATGATCCGCGAAGCCTGCCGCACCGGCATGGTCGAAGCGATCGAGCACTGCGGCAACTTCTGGAACGTCAGCGACGGCTTCAAGAAATATATCGAGCATCAGATCGCGACCGAGGCCGAAGCCTTGATGGCCGCCGTGAGGGCGGTCGTGCGCGAGGAACTTACCGCCAGCAAGAGGAAACGAAAATGACCATCGAAGCCCAACGCCTAGCCGGCCTGCAACAGGTCGCGCCGATACCGCCCAAGCAGGACGAAGGCCCGCCCATCCTGCATGTGTTCGAGCGCGCTCTGCGCGACGTGTCTATGCCGCTTGAGCGCGTGCGGGAAATCTATGCCCTCAAGCGCGAGATCGAGGCCGACCTCGCCGAGCAGGAATACATCCGCGCCCGCTCCCTGGTGGAGCAGGAACTGGAGCCGGTGGCCAAGGACGCCAGCAACCCCTCCACCCGCTCCAAATACGCCACGCTCGCGGCCGTGATCCAGGCCGTGCGCCCGGTCTACTCCAAGCACGGCATCGTCATCGAATTCGATACCGGCATGGCCGATCCTGCGCTCGGCGACGGCTGGATGCGGGTGCTCGCCTTTCTGTCGCATCAGGCCGGCTACAAGCGCACGTTTCACATCGATATGCCCAGCGATGGCAAAGGTGCTCGCGGCAATGACGTGATGACCCGCACGCACGCCACCGGCTCGGCCTATACCTACGGCCGCCGCTATCTGCTGCTCGGCATCTTCAACATCGCGGTGGAGGATGACGACGGCAACGCCGCCAGCCGCGGCAAGGCCACCGGCGAACTGCTCAACGCCGATCAGATGGAATACGTGTGGGAGAAGGCGCGCGAATACTGCGATCCCGACGTGCAGCAGGAGTGGATCGAACTGCTGGTCAAGTCGGTCGGCCACGACACCCTGGCTGAGGTGCCGGCATCGCTGTTCGAAATGCTGCGGCAGAAAATCATCGCATGGCCGAAGTCGCCGGGCGCCGCCAAGTGGAAAACGCAATGACGGTGGAGATCATCGATTGCGAGCAGGGCTCGCCGGAATGGTATCAGGCGCGGTTGGGCATCCCAACCGCTTCCTGCTTCAAGGATGTGAAAGCGCAGGGCGAGGGCAAGGTGCGTTCCACCTACATGCGCCGCCTTGCCGGCGAGATCATCACCGGCCAACCGGCCGAAACATTCCGCTCGCCGGAAATGGAGCGCGGCAGTCGGATGGAGGATGAAGCGCGCGCCAACTACATCTTCGGCTGGAACAACACCCGGCCGACGCGCGTGGGCTTCGTGCGCCGGGCCTATGTTGGCTGCAGCCCGGATGCGTTGCTGGGCGATGACGGCGTGCTGGAGATCAAGACGCAAAAGCCCGAACTGCTGATTGCCACCCACGACGCCGATCGGTTTCCGCCCGAGCACATCGCGCAATGCCAGGGTGCGCTGCTGGTCACCGGCCGCAAGTGGGTTGACCTGTGCGTGTACTGGCCGGGCATGCCGATGTTCGTGCGGCGTGCCGAGCGCGACGAGGATTACATCGACATGTTGATGGACGAACTCGCCCGCTTCAACAACGAACTACAGGCCATGGTCGCGCGCGTGCGCGCCTATGGGCAGAGGGCGGCAGCATGAAAGACCGCATCCCGATCATCCGCAACGTCCTGCGCAACGATCTGCTCGACCGCATCAAGGAGAAGCACGACCAGTGGTTTGCCGACAGCATGGAGCTCTACAAGATGGGCGGCCTCAAGCCCGGCCAAGCCGTCAACGACGTGATCACCGTGATGACGTACCAAGTCGTCTGGCTGCTCGATTATTATGATGTCGACCTGAACGAATTCATCGACGGCTTGCGCAGCACCATGCACATTTACCGGAAAGCAAATGAGCAATGACCGCGCCCCCGCCGATGTTCTTTGTGTGGAATGGATCGGAGTTGGAGCCGATGGAGAGGTTTTCGCGGCTGGCCGAGCAATCGTTCACATCAGGCCATTGCTACAAGATGATGGTGGTGGAGGAGGGCGAGCGGCGCTCGTCAGAGCAGAACGCCAAGATGTGGGCCATGCTCACCGAATTCAGTCAGCAACTCCAACACGGCGACCGCTACTACGATCCCGAACATTGGAAGGCGATCCTGCTGCACGCCTGGGGGCAGGAGATCGAATTCCTGCCGGCGTTGGATGGCAAGGCCTTCATTCCTTACGGCAACCAGAGCAGCAAAATGCTCAAGCGCGACATGATCAGCTTTCTGGAATTCATCCTCGCCGAAGGCACCAAGCGCGGCGTCAAGTTCGCAGACGATCCGGCCGACCACTTGCGTGATCACAAGGCGTGACATATGGTGTCGCTGTTCTGCCAGAACAGGAGGATCAATATGGCAAAGAAGCGCAAGACAACGGCGACGGTACGCCACCCGTTTTTGTACCGGCTATCGTTCACCGACAAAAGCCCGCCGCTGATCAAGAAGGCTATGGCCCGGGTGCATTACTCCACCCGGCCCGTCACCATCACATTGACCGCCGAGCATGTTCGCAAGTCGATGAAGCTTGGCGGCGCCGGCCGCTCCGACATCTGTGCCGGCGCCATCTGCACCATCGCACATGCACAGTCGTTTCCGCATCCAGTGGTCGGGGGCATGGATTTCCACGCCACCCGCGTATTCATCCCGAGCAAGCGCAATGCCTTTGGCCTGCCCTCCGACTGCTTTGTGTACGAACACAACGCAACCAAGGTGGCTGAACTCAACGACACCCGCGGCGGGCAAGCCAAACTGCTCGAAATGATTGAGCGCGATGGCCCGATCAGCATCGAACTCAAACCCCACCGCGTGCGTTCGATCGTCGGCCGGCCCGGCAAGGGGCGCGGCAAGAGCGGCAAGCGTGCCAAGAGCCTCGGTCGGGGGGCGCGACTGCGCTGGGCGCGAATGCAGTTGGGAGGCCCACCGGCGTGAGCCGCACTGAATTCAGCACTAAGATTAGGGATCAAGCCTATGAACGATCCGGGGGGTTCTGTGAGTGCGGATGCGGAAGACCGCTTGTCGTCGGACAGATCGACTACGATCACAGAATTCCCTGGGATATCAGCCGCGACAGTACACTGCAGAATTGTGTTTGCATGCTGCGCGGATGCCATCGCACAAAAACTAGAGCAGATATCCGCGACATTGCAAAAGGCCGGCGCATCCGACGTAAGCATCGCGGTATCCATAAGCGATCAGGATTTGCGACCAACCGCGACGGGCCATTCAAGCGCAAGCTGGATGGCACCATCGAGAAGCGCCGATGACTAGCCGCGATCACTTCAACCCAATTGGATATGGCACCCCCATGACCGACATTGTCGAGCGGCTGCGCGATCCATCCGGTGACATCTTCCCGATGTGCCGGGAGGCCGCCGACGAGATCGAGCGGCTTAACGATGCCCTGACCGACTACCATCGAATAAAAAAACTTGGCAGGGCAGATGCAGCCGACAACGCGCGGCTGCGTGCGGCGCTGCAAGCCTTGGCCGATGACGACGCCGTCCCACCGTGGATCAGGACGCTTGCCCGCCGCGCACTGGAGCCCAAGCCATGAGGATCGAGGATAGGCTGATGTTGGCAACTATTTGTTTTCTGCAATTACTTACGTTCGGTTTTGTACTGTTCGGGTTGATCCTGCGATGAGCCGCGCACTGGAGCCCAAGCCGTGAGCACCGCCAGCGACACCATCAAGCGCCTGCGCGCCGAACTGGTCCGGCTGGCAGAGGAGAACATCAGGCTGGAACGCACGTTGAAAATTCTAATGCGTAGAAGAGGGCAGACGATGATCCCGAAATATCCGTTCGTCGTGATGGTATGGCGCAAGGTCGGAGGCACCAAGCTGGACCAGCGCGCCAAATCTTTTGAAACGCTCGACACCGCCCACGCCTATGCCGGCACGATCCTGCGATCGACCGATGTGCGCCGCGTGCAGATATACTGCATCCTTGATGACACCTCGCGCGACAGCCAGGGCAACGTGCTCGGTTTCGATCATAACTACCAGCAGGCCGCGCCTAACTAGGCGAGTGCCAGGGGTACACGACCGACACGACATCGTCGGTGCTCACCCCAAGGCTCTTGGCGAGGGCCGGTGAAAGATCCGCCGCACGTCCGGTTTCAGCCTCATGCGGCCCCCAATCGGCCGGGTGCGCCAGCCGCTGCACGCCGGTCTTCTTGTTGGTCACCAGCGCCATCTGGCCGCTGTGGCCTAGCATGTCTTTGGGCGTGATGTCGTAGTCCCATCTGCACGCCACATAGAACACGCTCGGGTCCATGCGCCGGGCGAGCCCGGTGGTTGCCGGCGGCTGATCCTCAAGGAATAGCCAGGGCGCATCCTCCTCCTCAT